AATTCAATTACTGCTAATACAGGTAGCACTTATACTGCAACAAACGCTGTTTATAATTCTGTATCAGGAGATTTGACTTTAACTATTCTCAATCATGGATTAACAACATCAAATACGATTGGTATTGCTACTGATGGATTAGTGTTTACTTGTTCTAAGGACAGTCATACAACAAATCATCCATATCCAAGAGCAATTTCCAAAACTAAATTGAGAAGAGGATTATCCGGAGGAGATCCTATCCACAATCAACAAGTATCAATTGCAGCAACTACATTGAATACAGTTCAAATCAATGTAGGTCCTGGAGGAGGTGCTGGTGTAGGAGCAACAGTTTCGGTTTCTTCTATAGGCATTGGTGGAACTTTATCATTTAATGTTGGTTCTGCCGGAACTAACTATGTAAATCCAGAAATATTTGTTTCTGATCCATCATATAAAAATCTTCCCGTAATTGGCGTTTCTAGATTGGGAATTGGATCTACAACTGATACTGGTAATGGATTATTGGTAGACTTAAAACTTAGTGGATCTACAGGAATAGGATCTACTTACTTTGAAGTAAGTGAATTCAAAATCTCAAGATATGGATATAATTTTAGAAGAGGTGACGTATTTAAACCCGTTGGATTGGTTACTGATTCTTCTTTATCTTCTCCAATATCAAATTTTGAAATTGAAGTAGTTAATACTTATTCTGATAGTTTTGCTGCTTGGGAATTTGGAGAACTTGATTATATTGATTCTATTAAAGACCTACAAGATGGAATAAGAACTAGATTCCCTATCAACTATAATTCATCACTTCTAAGTTTTGAACCTAAAGAAAATTCTCCTATTGAAAAAAATATCAATAACATTCTTATAATTTTTGTTAATGGTGTATTACAAAAACCTGTGGAGAATTACATTTTTGAAGGTGGAACATCATTTGCATTTACTAGAGCACCCATACCAGAAGAAGAAATTGAAATTTATTTCTATAAAGGTGTTGATGGAACTGATTCTGTATTAGTTGATAATATTATACCAACTATAGAAACTGGTGATATTGTTCAAGTCATAAGTAATAACATTTATCCAAATACAGTAACTCAAGATGAAAGAACAGTTTATAACTTGACTACTTCCGATAAATTTGAAACTAATCGATATTCCGGATTAGGAGTTGATGAATCCAATTATAAACCACTATCTTGGACTAAGCAAAAAACGGATAAAAAAATTAATGGTCAATATGTTTATAAATCAAGAGATGTATTAGAACCTCTAATCTTCCCGACTGCAAGAATTATTAAAGATGTGTCTCCAACAGATACTCAAATATTTGTTGATAATTCAGAATTATTTGATTATGAAAAAGGTACTGGAAATGCGGAAGATACTTTTGATTGCTTAGTTGTTAACGGCATTTCTACTCAAACATCAGATTCTATTGAATCTATAACTGGATTTAATTTTAATTTTATTCAAGGTTTCTCTGGAATTGTAACTGGTATTACAACAACATCTGGAATTGGAGTTCCTTTAGCACTTGAATTTAAAGTAGAGCATGATGTTACTACTTCACACTTTGTTGGACTATCGACAGGGTATCCAATTTATATTTACGATACTAGAATTGGTAGTGGAGTTACATCAATTGATAATTCAAATTCTGCAGTTGTTGGAATTGGAACAACTTTCTTGGACAATGTTTACTATGTTTCTGCTTGGTCTAATGATAATACAGGTGATGGGCCAAAAATTGGAATTATTACATGTAATGTAGATTCCAATTCTAATATCGTTGGTCTTGGAACTACTGGAAATATATTAAATCCAGTTGGGAAATATTCATGGGGAAGATTTTCTGGAGGAACAAGATCTGCAAACCCAATATCAATCGGAGTTACTGGAAATACTGTATCTACTGGAAATATATTAAATCCAGTTGGAAAATATTCATGGGGAAGATTTTCTGGAGGAACAAGATCTGCAAACCCAATATCAATCGGAGTTACTGGAAATACTGTATCTGGATTGACAACATATCCAACAATTCAGAGAAGAGGTATTGGTATTAGAAAAACTGGAGCACTACCCAAAATTGAAAACTAAAATTGTCTTATAAATATCTAAAAAGCTATTAATATGTCCGCATTCGTAACAGATCAATTTAGAATATTGAATGCTGGTTCTTTTGTAGAGTCTATCAGTAATAATTCTTATTACGCCTTCTTAGGTTTATCAAACCCAACTCCAGGGTCAGTTGGATTTGGTAGAACTGATAATTGGAATACAAGTACAACTAATAATCCTGTAGATAATTTTCAATATTTGTCTCATTATAGGGATACTAGTTTATTTGGTAAAAAAATTACATCAGAAAATGCTAGAAGAGTCATAAGAAAAGTTCAATGGGTTTCAAATACTCCTTATGACATGTACAGACATGATTATCGACAAGGTAATGAATCGTCTGTATCTAAAACTGTAAGATTATATGATTCAAATTATTATATTGTTACAAGTGAATTTAAAGTTTATATTTGTATAGATAATGGTTCTTCTGGTAGCAGTCCTTCCATCACAGGATCCCTAATAGAACCAACACAAACTGACGTAGAACCTCCAGTTGCAGGATCTGATGGATATAGATGGAAATATCTATTCAGTATTTCACCGTCAGATGTAATTAAATTTGATTCTACGGAGTTTATTATTGTTCCTAATAATTGGGAAACTTCGACAAATTCGGATATTCAAACTATCAGAGAAGGAGGAGACTCCGACATTAATAATAATCAAATAAAAACAGTATATATTGAAAATGGTGGAACTGGATACAGTAATGGTACAGCATCTATTATAGGTGATGGAAGTGGTGCTACAGTTTCTATTGCAGTAGATAGTTCTGGAATAATAACAAGTGTTACTGTAACAAATGGTGGAAAAGGGTATACTTATGGAATTATCGATTTAAGTGTTAATTCGGGATCAGGTTCAAGGTTAATTCCCATAATTCCCCCATCAAAAGGTCATGGTTATAACATTTATGATGAGTTAGGAACAGATAAAGTATTGATGTATGCAAGATTTGATGATTCGACTAAAGATTTTCCAATAGATACTAAATTTTCTCAAGTTGGTATTATAAAAAATCCCGAAACTTTTGCTGGAGCTGGAATAACTTTTACTGAAAATGCATTCTCATCTCTTTATGCTGTTGGATTAACAACTTCTAGAAACGTAGTTATTGGAGAAAAAATAACACAAGACACATCTGGAGCAAAAGGATATGTGGCATCATTTGATACTGATACTAAAGTTTTGAAGTATTATCAAGACAGATCTTTATGTTTTGGAAATAAGGAAGATCAATTAGATAGTGCCAGTACATCAAATATAATAGCATTCAACTCTACTAATGATATTACATTTACTCAAAGTACAGGTTCTTCAAGTATTGATACTGATCTTAATGGTAGTGTAATAGTTGTGAATAACAAACAAATTAATTTGGGAGTTACTTTTACAAATGGTCTTGCAAATCCAGAGATAAATAAAAAGACGGGCACTATAATCTATATCGATAACAGACCCGAAGTTCAGAGAGACTCTAGACAAAAAGAAGACATCAAAATTATTCTGGAATTCTAAAAAAAGATGGCACAAAAAACAGATTTAAATATAAGCCCATATTATGATGATTTTGATGGAGATAAAAACTTTTATAAAGTTTTATTTAAACCAGGATTTCCAGTTCAGGCTAGAGAATTAACAACTCTTCAATCCATTTTACAGAACCAAGTAGAGTCTTTTGGTGGTAATATTTTTAAAGAAGGATCTATAGTTCTTCCAGGATCTGTATCTTTTGATAATCAATTTTCTGCTGTAAAATTAAATGCGGTCAATTTAGGTATAGATGTCTCTGTTTATATTAAGAATTTTATTGGAAAGAAAATTACTGGACAACTTTCGGGTGTAACTGCATCTATTCAACAAGTTGCACTCACAACTGATAGTGATCTAGTAAGTGATCTTACAATTTATGTTAAATATGCAGAGTCTGGAGATGATGCAGAGACAGATATATTTCAAGATGGAGAACAGTTATTTGCAAGTGAAAATGTTACGTATGGTAATACTACAATTACTTCAGGAACTGCATTTGCATCATTAATCTCTCAGGATGCAACATCTATTGGTTCAGCAGCATTTGTTGATAATGGTGTTTATTTTATCAGAGGAACATTTGTAGAAGTTTCTAAGCAAACACTTATATTAGATTATTATACCAATACTCCTTCATATAGAGTAGGATTAAAAATATCCGAAACTATTGTAAATGCAAAGGATGATTCATCTTTATATGATAATGCAAAAGGATTTACTAACTTTGCGGCTCCAGGTGCAGACAGATTAAAGATTTCATTAATACTTACAAAAAAAGAAATATCTGATACTAAGGATACTGATTTTGTAGAGATATTAAGAGTAGATAAAGGAA